ATGATTTTAAAAATATCAATGACAAACTGACACATCTAGATGATTCTCTTGATGTGAATGCCAAGTGGTTGCTCGAAGAAACTGAGAAGTTCTGTAAGGACAAGGCAGTTTACAATGCAATCATGCAGTCGATTCAGATTATCGATGGTGATGATAAGCAACACACTCAAGATGGTATTCCTTCTATTCTACAGGATGCGTTGAGTGTTTGTTTCGACAATAACGTTGGGCATGATTATCTTGACAACTCGGAATCACGTTATGACTTCTACCATCGTGTTGAGAACAAGTTGCCGTTCGATCTTGACATGTTCAACAAGATTACTAATGGTGGTCTGCCAAATAAGACGCTAAACATTGCGCTTGCTGGCACTGGCGTTGGTAAGTCGCTGTTCATGTGTCACATGGCAGCAGGTGCGCTGGGGCAAGGTAAGAATGTTCTGTATATCACCATGGAAATGGCAGAAGAACGCATCGCTGAACGCATCGATGCCAACTTGATGAACGTTAATATCCAGGATCTTAAAGATCTGTCCAAGTCCATGTTCGATAATCGTATCGATAAGATTAAGAAAAAGACTGAAGGTAAGTTGATCATCAAGGAGTATCCAACTGCCAGTGCGCATGTCGGTCACTTCAAAGCACTACTAAACGAACTGCAACTGAAGCGCAACTTTGCTCCTGATATTATCTTCGTAGATTATCTTAACATCTGTGCATCCAGTCGTTTTAAAGCAGGTGCTGGTGTAAACTCTTATACATATGTGAAGGCAATCGCTGAAGAACTTCGTGGGTTCGCAGTTGAGTTTGACCTTCCTGTTGTATCTGCCACTCAAACTACTCGTGGTGGATATGCAAACAGTGATGTTGACTTGACTGACACTTCGGAGTCATTCGGATTACCAGCAACTGCTGACTTGATGTTTGCTCTAATCTCGACGGAAGAACTTGAGAACATGGGGCAACTTATGGTCAAGCAGTTGAAGAATCGGTATAATGACCCTGCTATAAATAAAAGGTTCATGGTTGGTATTGACCGTGGGAAAATGAAACTGTTCGATCTAGAGTTGTCTGCTCAACAAGGTATCACCGATTCAGGACAAGATGCTGTTCCTGTTTTTGAGCGGACTCCATCTGGATCTCGTACGAGGGAGTTGTCTAAATTTGACTTCTAATTTTATAGAACTATATCCGAACGTATTGACTGCCGAGGAATGCGCCGAGGCATGTGATAGAGTCGATGATATTATTTCACGCCCAGATCCTGGGAATAGTTGTGTGTTGTCTGATGATGCGTCTAGGACAGACTGGAATATATTTACCAGTTGTTATGGTTCATTGAAACCATCAGAAGATAAGATAATGGAAGCGTTGGCACGTGCATGGCGCAAGTATAATACCAAATATCCATCGACTGGAAAATCAGTGTATGAGGTTTTGTCGCCAGGATGGAAATTCCAGCGCTCTGAGACGGGCGGAGGATTTCATCGATGGCATCATGAACAAGGTTCGGGAAGAGAATCTGCAATAAGATTTGCAGTTTGGATGTTATACTTGAATGATGTTGAAGAAGGCGGGAAAACCGAATTTAAATATCAGGATTTAGCATTCACGCCTACTGCTGGAACACTGGTTATTTGGCCCGCTGCATACACTCATGTTCATCGAGCAAATCCAGATCTAGTCGGGAAAAAATATATTGCAACAGGATGGTTTGTTTATCCTGAGCGAGATAGATTTCGAGAAAAGACTTGACTTCTAGTAATAAGTATAGTATAGTTGAATAGTAATTGGTGCCATAGCTCAGCTGGATAGAGCAAGAGCCTTCTAAGCTCTAGGTCGTAGGTTCGAATCCTACTGGCATCACCATTTTAAATAAGAGGATAGATTATGACTGAAGAAACTGAAACACAAGAATTAAAATTGAAGTTGGTCGCAACCACATTGGTGTGGACTAACGCAGGAACAGAAGATATGCCGCTATGGAGAGCAACTGGCGGTAAGGAATATGTTATTGCTCGGTTTGATTACGAACCAACACTACCAGAGATTGGTAAGGTAATGGATTCTAAACGACATATGATTGAGAATCATTATCCTCAACTGCATGAAACTCTTTCGGGGTGGCAACTGTATCTCGATGAAACAATGACACATAATGAATACATGCAGTATCACTTGACTGAATCCGTCGACTTTCCTGCAACTGACTTGACTGTTGTTGATGCCTCCGAGGAGATGGCGGGAATTGTCGCAGAATAATATAACAATAATCCAAACATATTACAATGAAAGAACCTATCTCGAAACACAGATCGAGAGATGGAACTACTATAATACTCCAGTAAATATTATATTATTTGATGATGGTTCTCAGATAGAACCTGCAGAAAATGTTCTCAAAGAACATACGCTAAATGATAATATTAATTTTTCATTGTATAGAGTTACTGAAGATATTGGATTCAATAGTCATGGTTGTCGCAATCTTGGCGCAAGACTGGCACAATCTAACTGGTTGTTATTTCTAGACATAGACTACACACTACAACCAGCAGATCTTAAACGATTGCAAACGGAAACCCTCGATCTTAATTCTTGGTATGAACTTAATGCCAAGTTTCAAGGTCGGGGGAACACGTATAAAGCATTAAATCAGTTTATGATATCAAGAAAACTATTTTTAGATTCTGGTGGGTATGATGAATCTTACGTTCCGTTTCATTATGGAGATCGTGAACTTTTATCCCACCTTGAGCGAAAATATCAGAAAAATAATTTAGACTGGTTGGTTTTAACATGCCGTCGTGGTGGTAGAAAATCAAAAGTGGATGACACTATTAAGATTCCAGTCTATGATGATGAGAACATGTTAATATACACTCCACGGTTTGATAAAGAATCTATTGTGCACACAGACACTAAGTTGAATTTTACATGGGAAGAAGTTGTTATAAATAGGGGGTAACATTATATTGGGATTCCTATGCAAAGTTTCTTATCATTCCTTTCTGAAGCAGCAATTCTTCACATTGAGCATCCATCCGATAGATTATTCGATGGACCACAAGCAGCAAAACATGCACTGAGAACTCTGAAGCAGGTTGCTTCAAGCAAAGCACCAAGCATGACTCGTAAGATTGATGACAAAATGTCATTCAATGTTATTCGTAGAGCAGACGGTAAAGTTGGTGTCAAGTATAAGGGGACAGGTTCCTCTTACAATTTCTCCCAAGATGATATCGAAAAGCAGCATGGGCATAAACCATATCTCGCTAAACCACTTGGGTTACTTCTACAACATCTTCCTAAAGTTATTCCGACTACTCCAGGCGAGTATCAAGGCGGATACATGTCAGATCGAGAATCTAGAGAGCATGAAGATGGAAAGATTTCTCACACACCAAACACAATTAAATATGACACAGACATCGATAGTCCAGAAGGTAAGGCACTTGCCAAATCTAAAGTAAGTGCTGTAATTCACAGTAAACTAACTTCTTCTGGTGCCAAACCTCTGACAAGTTTAGCAGGATTCAATAATCATCCTGATGTTCATCTTGTCCAACACCTTGTGTCAAAAGACCAAAACAAAATCCCGAAAGAATATAAGACTAAAGCAGATGAACATCTGAAACAGGCAGAACAACTGATGGCATCGCATACTCATGATCATCATGTTGGGCACGAGCAAACTCTCAGACAGTATATTAATTCAACTATTACTTCTGATGATACGCCCTCGACACAGGGGTATAAGAGTTATCTTGCCAAATGGCATCAGAAAAAAATTGATGCAGTAAAGACTGAAAAGTCAAAGACAGCAAAGAAAAAAGTGATGGATGACATGATTGATCATGTCTCTAAGAACCAACAACAATTCTACAAAACATTCGAAATACATCGCCACTTGCAACAAGCAACTAACCACCTTGCCAGAGGAATAGATTCTTCTGGAGCAGGTGGTTTCCGCACATCAATTGGGGGTGCTGCATCAGGTGGTGAAGGATATGTCTTCAATGGTCTGAAGGTTGTTGACCGTGAAGGATTCTCAGCAGCGAATCGTGCACGCAGTGAAATCTTGAGAGCGAGCAGAGGATAATGAGCGAAACACATCACTTGACTATAGGTAGATTCGCGCCTGTTCATGCTGGACATGCGCTTATGATCAACCATGTTTTAAATGCAGCAAGACAAGATAATGCACAACATACTATTCTTACTACTGCGACACATGATGGCAATAAAAATCCACTGACTCCAGATCTTAAAGTCAAGCACCTAAAGCGTGCATTTCAAACAGCGAATGTTGAAGCATTGAGTAAGGGCGCACCAACATTACTCCACCACTTGTCTAAATTACATAGTCAAGGTGTCAAACATCTAGTTGTCCATGCTGGATCTGATAGAGCGCATGAGTATCACGCATTAATAAACAAGTATAATAATGTTGAAGGTCGCCACGGACATTTCAATTTTGATTCTATCAAGGTGAAGACGGTCGGCGGAACTAGAACTGATGCCGATGAAGGCGTCGCTGGTGCATCTGCAACTAAGATGCGCAAGGCAGCATCTTCTGGTGATGAGAAAACATTTCATGCCATGGCACCGAGTTCTATGTCAACAGCACATAAGCGTGAGATGTATAAAGATGTTCGACGTGGTCTAGGTATTCAAGAATCGATTTCATTCAAACAGTTTTTAGATATATAAATATAGTGAAGGAAAAATGATATGTTCGGTATGATTCCATTACCATATAAGTTACTGGCAGGCGCTGCTTTAATACTTGGTGTGTTTGTGTTTGGTTACATGAAGGGATCTGCTTATGCTGATGCAGAACTTGCTAGATTCTCTGCTAAAGCAAGCGCACAAGTTGCCGAACTGGAGAAAAAAAATTCAGAGATTAGCAACAAAGTAGTTACTGAATATGTTGATAGAACAAATACAATTAGAGAGAAAGAATATGTTTATGTTGATGCCGCTAAAAACACTGTTCCTAGTCAGTCTGTTATGTCTAACGGTTGGGTGTTCACGCACGACATTAGTGCCAGTGCCAGTGATGCCGACGCCACCAGAAGTTCTGATGCGTCCCCCTCAGGAATTAAAGACACTGATGCCCTCGTCGCAATCATCCGCAACTACGCCATCTGCCAATCCAACTCGGTCCAACTAATGGAACTCCAACGCTGGATAAACGAAAACAAAGAAGCAGTTGACGCGATGGCGAAAGAAAAGAAAAAGAAATGAACGAAGATCTTAGGAAATGGTTCGGCAAAGGTAAAGAAGGCGATTGGGTTCGCGTAGGC